TGTTGGATTAACCGTGACATCGGCATCTCCTGTTGTGTTTATTACAACAGTTCCTATGAGAGCATTAGAACTAACTCCAGACGGAGCTATATCATCATTTCCAGAATCTGAAATATTTATTGTAACTGTGCCAATTTCCCCAAGAGCAGTTAAATTATTTCTAGGAGTGATACCAGGTATGTCTTGAAACCCAACAGGATCATAGCCATATTGTATTTCTCTTTGTTCAGTTAAATTTTGCTCTGGTCTTGGATTTCTTAATGCTTGGGGATCAGGAACGGCTCTAAGTGGCTGCAATTGAGGGTGTTTTTCTTCCCATTCATCTCTGCCAACAAGCAATCCATTCCATTCTTTACGCATATCTTTTAACCGATATCTGAATCCAGATCGGTCTGATATGCCAAAAGCATGTTTTCCTGTTGCAAATTTAGACAATACGGTAGTTTCCTAAACTTGGTGTAATTTGAAAAGAAGCACGATCTCTATCTTCATCAATCGCTCTTCTCATTTCTTCTTCATAAACCGCTTTTAACATTTGAACACGTTCTGGAGCACGTTTTAAAGCAATATAATAAGCTAAACCTGCTGATAAACATGGGTAAAACCTAAATGGTATGTCCATTGTATTAACTTGAGCATCAGCATCATCTATTCTTGTTAAACAGTCATAAACTAGCACATCTGTATTATTTTCTGGTAAGGGCCATATCTTTAAATTTGGTGTTAATTGCCTGTCTAAAAAAAACTGAGTTGGCCTTCCAGTAGTGGTTTTTGTAGGAATAGCAAGGTATGTATCCCTGCTAATCCTATCCATTGTAAAGTCTGTGCCGCTTCTTCTTACAACAACAGAAAGAACATCAATAACGTCTGTTAGCATGTCATATTGACCATCAGAAGTTGTTAATGCCTGTGTTCTTTGCTTTATAGTCCACTGATTAAGTCCACGATTTGCCCAATCAGCAAGCATCAGATTAAGAGATCTTTTGGCTGTTTTCAGGTCGTAGCCAGTACGAGCTTCTAAGCCACAACGCTCAAAAGCTTCTTCTACATATTCAGCTACATCTAATTCAAAGTCTGTTGATCCTGATATAGCCATTTTTATTCCTCGTTATAAAGATTATCAAAGATGCGATTGACATCTAGTGTATAGTCTAAATCACTTTTTGAATAGTGTATATGTTGTGAAGGTTTAAAATCAGGCGCACCCTCTCCCGCAGCAAACCATGCAGGGTGCGTTACTCTTACTCTGTTATTTGGCAAAGCCACGATATTACCTGTCCACTCTCCCGCGTCCAGTAGTTGTAAAATGTGACTTTGTTTGTGTTGTGCAGGATCGTCTGCTATCTCGCTCTCTGCGTAATCAACTGTAAAAAGATACTTTGCAGGATGCATTTGACCATCTACCTTTGCCAACCAAGGGCACGGGGTAGCACGATCTATTACATACACTGCATGATTATAAGAAGCACAATCCCAAGGCTGTGCATCATAAGTTTCCATTGGTTCAGGCCATTCATCTAAGGGAATGTCGGCAACTAACGCGGTTATGGGCATTCTAGCCCACATTGCTCCACCGTGTACTGTGTCCTCTTCTTCACCTTCAGCTTCACTACCAGTGAAGATAACCTGAAAGCTAAGACACCTGTTTGGCATTGATGTAACGCCAACAACCATAGCATGTAAAAATTCGCCGTGATAATCCTCATGGTTATGAGTGTATTCACGGCGAACCCATGCCTTAAAATAGGGTATATTGCTATGTAAATATGGCATTACGCTTTAGTTACTTTATAACCCATTTTCTTAGCAGCAGAACGAAGTTCAGCTACTGTCATTTTCTTTGCACCGCCTGCTCTACCACCTTTTTTCATCATCATAGGCTTCTTACCACCTGCGGCTCCACCCTTGTTCATTCTTTTTACCTTACCACCGCTACGGTAGCCTTTCTTTTTCATCGCCATAAGTTATCTCCTTTCACGATTGTCTAACCGCACCTTTTGTGCGCTTACGTCGATTCTTCATAATTGCACCGCATCCTCTTGCTACGGCTGTGCCTTTTTTGGCCTTCCCTTTGAACGGCCTTTTGGCTTTTGTTTGTTTGATTTCACCGCCTTTTTTTGCAAATTTGACTTCTGCGGCTTTGGTGTTTTTAACGACTGTTTTGCCTTTTTTACCTGCACTTTTCTTTTTTCGGGCAGTGGATGCTCTTTCTTCCTTTGAAAGACTATTTGCTTTATTCTTTGGAAGACACCTATCAGGGTTCTTTTTATCTTTTGAAGTGCCACACGGACCTTTGATACTACCATCGGTTCCTATCCTCACCCATTGCTGATCTCTCCATTTTTTAAGAGCACCCATTACTTTTTCTTCTTTCCTTTAGAACCTTTAGCGTAGTTGGGGTCTTTGCAGTATTTAGATGCCGCCATGTTTGCATACGCTGAAGGATAGGTATCAAAAGTACGTTTTGCCCATGCCTTACCCTCTGGACAAATTTTACTACCTTTTGATTTAGCAGAAGCTTTTCCGCCTTTTCTGTAATAAGTTAAGCCTTTTGGCGTTTTATTCTTTGAAGGTGGCTTGGATACTTGTTCGATCATTTGCGCCCTCGACATTGCCATAATTTCTCTCCATATGTTCTTTAATAAAGCTAATTTGAGAGGCCATAACCTCTGTTCTTTTGTCTACTGCAATAAGAGTTTTTGTAACCCAATCAGCCCAACTATAACCAACACCACCAACACCTATGATAAAGGCTGTTGAAAGAGCTATCGTGACTTGTTTGTTCAACACTTCCACCTTTTTCTTGCCTGACGTAAGCGACTATTGGGATCTTTAGCTGCTTTTGGAAATTTCTTCATTTGACCTGCGGAACGAGCGCAAAATGACTTACGCCTTTTTGCAGCTTTACTTCCTGGCTTTACTTTGCCAGTTACCGCTGTTTTTAACTTTGATCCTGGGTTTTTTCGCCTGTAAGCAGCGACACCTGCTTTGGTCATTCCCGCCCCAGATTTAGTGGAGCGGAAATTCTTTTTGTTTCTTGCAGGCATTTTGTCTCTTTTACGAGCCATGTTGCACCTTTAAGACAGGAAGAGCGTCAGTTGATTGCTACTTCCTGTAAACGCACTAACAAACGCACCACTTGTGGCAAGTATTCCATCATCGGGAATGTTTATTTGATGATAACCTGTCGGAAATGTTTGTGTAAGTAACGTAGAACCTGAACCGCTTCCATCTTTAATTGTAAACGCTCCTGCCGCGCTTGCAAATATTACAATTTGACGAATGCGTGAACGTGCGGGGCCAACAACAGCCGCAGCACTTCCTTGTGCATGATTAAATGCTTGTACTGGACCTGCCATATTAGCCTCCTATTACGCTAGGTTATTGTTTTGCTGATACAAAATTGTAAAACGAACTAAACCCGCATTTGTTGCAGCAGAAGCAGTAACAGTCAAACGAATATCCGCTGTTCCTGTGTCTTGCCAAGCTAATGCAGCGCCTGCTTCTGTAGTTGGATATTTACGACCCGCAGTTGTTCCACTTGCAAACGTGTTTAAAATAGTAGCAGCGCCACCTACAGTATCACCGATGCTCAAATTTGTTGTTGCGTTGGCAGCAGTAATAACATCAATAACACAGTCAATTATCTGAGAGTTTGCAGGAATAACAACGTTTGTAACAGACGCGGCTAATGCACCGCCAGATAAATCTGCTGAAAATGTTTGTGCCATAACAACTTGACCGACATTTGCAATGTCAGAACCAAGAGTTGTTCCTGTTGTATTTTTGATTGTTCCTGCCTTTATAGGGCCAGAAAAAGTAGTAATACCCATGTCAATCTCCTGTCTTGGGTTGTGTCAGCAGCCCAATGCCGCTGTCAGGGATAATCACACAATACCACATATTTAACAAAAAGAAAGAGGCGACTCGCGCCGCCTCTAAGTTTAAGGAGCAAAACATGAAAAAATGCTTATACTCTATCTTAACACAAATTATGCTCCAGGGGAACCAAATACGCAACGTGGGTCGCTAAAGCCAAAGCTATAACGCTCACGAGCCTTGAATCTCATGTTTCCTGTATCAAAATCTGCTTCCATATTCGTTCTCATTGGCGAACGCTCAAAGTGCTTAAAGCCATTTGGAGCGTCTGTTTTAAGGAAGAACGCATCTGGGTCTGTCAAGAAATGGTTAACAGTGTAACCTTCTGGTAACATACCCATGTTACGGATTGCATTAACATCATTATCAGCAGTGCCGACACGAAGAGTTGACTCCAACAAACGATCTGCAACGAATTGCAGTTGTGGTGGAATAATCATCTTAGTGCCACGCAAAGCAATAATCATGTTGCGTTCATCAACGAACGTTGAGATGTCAATAAGAGCATTCTCAAGTGAAGTTTCGTTGAGGTCAGCAGCAGTTGCAGGCTCATTACGAAATGTGCCTCCGCCTGATAGTGGATGAACTGCTGAACAAAGTTCAACACCGTCACCACCAGTGAAGTTTGCATCAAACGCATTATTAAGCGTTGCAGCAGCTTTCACTTGCTTTGTGTGTGCCATTGAACGGGCTAATGCCTTTGTATAACGAGCACCAAGGCGGTCATACAAATTGTCTTCAACAGCTTCTTCAGTTAGTGCAAATGCGAGTGCAACTGTTTCGTGTGAATAACGAGCAGTATACGCTTCATTTGCGTTGTCAAATTCAACTCCTGAGCCTTCACTTTTAGTTGGAGCATTACCAAAACCAACAAGCATAACTTCTTCTTCAAAAGCACGATCTGATGCCTCTGTGTCATAAATTTCTGCATGTTCGCCTTCATAACGGTCATATTCCATACCAAACAAAGCGTTAAGTCCAGGTTCTAGCTCTTTGACGAGCTGTGATCTTGAAATAGCCATAACTCAATCTCCTTATGCTAGACCTACAGTGCCTGCACTGAATAGGTGGTTGTTGATTTTTACGATCACATTTGTGTTCGCGGTGGTTGTGTCGCTATTCTCAGGGTCTTGAGAAATATCCATAGCTTTTAAGGCTAATGCGGCTGTGGTATTGCCTGTTGACACAGCAATTTCCATATTAGAATTGCCACTTACTGTACTTCCAACAGGGTTATTATCCACAATATCGAAATTTCCAAACAAGTCCGTTACAGGAAATGCAGCGTTTGCTTGAATCTCGAAAAATGCACTTGGATCGTCAATGACATTACAAAAAATGTCAGTGCCAGTTGCGTTTGCAGGCCAATGATTAGAAAATATTATATTTCCGTTAGGATCTACATATTGACAACCATTAAATACGCCCAGACATAAAGCATTATCTCCTGCTGCAACACGAACAACTGTTCCAGAAGTTGCAACCGTTACTAGGTCGCCTTGGAAGATGTTGGTGTTGTATCCAGAAGCAATACGGTAGCGGTTCTGCCGTTGAGAACTTGTGCTACTTTTTACTGGACGAAGGCCAAAGGGAGCGTCTTGATTCGCCATCTTATCTATCCTTCAGATTTATTGCGTGAACCGAAGCTCACACTAGATTTACGGTTAGGTGCCAATTTTGGCATCGCGGGGTTATTTTCACGCATCCAATCACGATCAACAGCTTCCATCTGATTTTGTGTACTCTTCTGGTAATGCTGATTGCGTTGCTTTGCCAGTTCAGTAGGTATACGAGCAAGAACTAAACCGCCAACACCTATGATGCCTGCGTTTCTTCCTTCATCTACAACTGGACCTGAATACTCTGGATATTCTTCTGCGCGAACGAGTTCATATCCTTCTTGCCGCCTTTTATGGACATTAGTTTTGTCATCAAACTCCATCACGGATTCTCGAATCCAACGATGCTTATACCCTAAAGGTGGTTCTGGAGCTTCTAAGGCTGTTCCTGGCCTCCAAACTTTACGTTCTTGGCTTTGCCGAGTGTCTACTTCTCGTGGGGTACGATCCGCCATTAGTCTCTCCGATTCGCTAATTTTTGCACTTCTTGTGCGTATTTTTCCAAGGGTATACCTAATTTACTAGCCAATGCGACTTGACCAGGGTTTAGATCCACTTGCTTTTTCCGTCCATTTACCAGTGAACGAGTACCGTTCCCCGAAGGAGTGACAGATTGGACGTTTTTCTTGCCACTTGCAAACTTATTAGGCATTTCAGAACGCATGCGCCGATCAATTTCTGAATAATATTCATCGGTTGTAGGGGCATATCCCTCTTCCGCAACTAACGTTTCGTGAATTGCTCTTGCAGCACCTGTCATAACCTTATCCTGACCAAACCACTTATTTTTTTCTAACCATGACTCTAGCTTTGGGTCACGCTGCGGTTGAGGGGCTTGTTGACGGGGTTGCTGTTGCACCTGTTCTTGTTGAGCAGCATACTCTTGAGCTTGCTGCTGAGAACGTTGTTTCTGTAGGCGAAGACGCTCTT